TACTCCGGAATAGTGGTAAGAGAACATGGTGGAGGGCTAATTAATGGCTTATAATTCATTAATTGGTGTCCAGCTAAATAAAGCATTTAATGCAGCTAAGGACTTGGCTATTGAAGCAGTGTTTACAAAAACAGTTAATTCTGAATTTGACTTTAGCACTGGTGAAGTTAATGATACGACTATACCTTCAATAACGACAAAGATAATTATTACAAAAACGTCTAAAACTACAGAAGCGAAAACGATGACTATTATGTTTAAAACAAAAGAAGTTGGACCGTTTTCGATGACAGACCATGTGTATATTGACAATGATAGATGGCATTTTGGAAATGTGATTACTTCAAACAATCATATTTCAGTTGTTGAACTTTATCATGAGGTATAATTATGGGCAAATATGCTGATTTAGAGAAAGACGTTTATTCAGTCTTTTCGTCTAATGGATGGACAGCTGAAAATATAAAAACATTCCCGACAAATTTTGTAGTTATGAATACTACTAATGATGAATTTATTCGTGTATCAGTGATACCTAGTGGAAAACCTATAAATAGATACTCATTAGCAGGCATTCTCATAATTGATATTTTTATAGCTGCAGGCTCTGGCACAAGACGTGCTATGGTGATAGCAGATGTCTTAGATAAATACTTAGTAAACAAATCTAAGACTACAGGTTCTGGCGTTACACAATTTGGTATAAGCAGTCTTACGCATGTAGGCCCTGATAAAGCTTTACCAGTTATTCACAAAAGTACCTACACAATTACTTTCAACTTCTTCGGAAGTTCTACTTAAATTTAAAGGAATTAAAAAATGGCACATATTTCTTCTCTTGGCGCTGCAATGTTCACAGATTTGTCTGTGAGTGCTTTACCAAAAACTAACGCACAACTTGCAGCTATTGTTGATGGCGCAGTTTCACATTTTGGCACAGAAGCTGCGCCTAATGATGTTGCTACAGCTGCTGCCGGTCAATTTATTCGCATTTCGCACATCAAAGAATTTCCAGCTATTGGTACACCAGCTAACGTCGTTAAAGTGCCTGAATATGGTGCTAAAACTTCTAAACAAATTCAAGGTCAAGCAGACTCTCCTACAATGGAAGTCACCTTGAACTATATTCCAGGCTTATGGGCTGACTCAACTTTATCTATTGAAGGCACTGCTGCTGGTACCTTTGCTAAATCAAATATTAAAATTAATGACGGTAATGTTTATCTATTTAGATTCTCTTTATTAGCATTAGAGCCAGAAGGTTACTTAGCAGTTGCTAATGGTGCCAGTGATGAAAACTCTATTGGTTCAGTAGGTAACTCTTCTTATTACTTCTTAGGTAAATTTGAAGCGTTAGAAGTAACTCCAAGTTTGACCGATGCATTGTCTGCTAAATTGACAATCACAGTACAATCTGATATTCGCGGTGCATACACTGTAGGCAACGTGTAAGCGATATTAATTATGTAAGGGAGTTAACGCTCCCTTACTTTATATAACATTAGGAATAAAAATGGCTCAAGATAAACCATTCAGCTTAGAGTATGTTGTTGGCATTACTGTTAAACATATGCTCAAAAGCATCGATATTAGTATTAATAAAACATTCGAAAGAACAAAAGATGATTCGTTATCTCCAGATAAGAAAACTGAAGCTTTCGAAACACTTTCAATTTTACATCAAATGCGAGCACAACTAGATGAACGCAAAATTAATCAAGGTAAGTAATATGTCAGACGTAAAAGGTATTAAAGCACTAGTCGGTCAACGTATGACCAAAACCGTTAAGTTTTTAGGATCTGATGTTAAGATTTCTAAACTATCTGTCAATGAAGTTTTAGAAATTCAAGCTAAAGCTAAAGACATTGAAAAAGATGACACAGCGGGTTTAGAACTCTTAAAAACTGTTATCCGTTCAGCTGTTGAAGGCGGTGCAGAATTAGATGATGAAGAATTCAATAACTTCCCAATGGATGAGTTATCTAAATTATCTAATGAAATTATGAAATACTCAGGCATCGGACAAGAAGCGGGAAAGTAAAGCTTGATGATGAAGAATTGGCAATTTTCGAAATAGCATATCATCTCAAATTACCTCTTTATGAATTATATGAAAAGATGACTTATGAAGAGTTATTAGGTTGGTTTAATTATTTTGAAAGACGTCCTGTTGACTGGCGCGATGATGATCGTACAGTTAAGCTACTACAAGTACAGGGAGCTGATGGGAAACCATGGCAATACTTCACTTCATTAGACGCAATCTACAATTACAAAGCTGATAAAGAAGCTACATTTAATGTTAATTCATTTAAGCGGTCTGGATTCTTCCAGAAATTAGCATCCGCAGGTGGCGGAGAAAATATTTTTGGAGGTAGTGATGGCGCTTAAATTTAATATGAATATAGATGCTTTAGTAAAAAGCAAGATTGAAAAAGAAAAAATTGCAGAGACTAACAAGTTAGTTGAGGCATTAAAAGAAGCTACTCCTGTAGATACAGGAAGAGCGCGTGATGGCTGGAAAGTAGTAGATGGCAATATAACTAATGATGTTCCTTATATAGACGAATTAAATGGTGGCTCAAGTAAGCAGGCACCTCAATATTTTATTGAAAGAACATTATTATCTCATATTGGTATAGAAGCTAATGGCGTAATCGTCACACCATCTGAATAATAATTCTCCCCTCATTTTTGAGGGGATTTTTTATAGGAACTTACAATGTCAGGGATCATAATTGATGTCGAAACCAGGATAGATAAGGCGCAGAAAGATTTACATGCCTTAAATAGTACTGTTTCCGGTGTCGCAAGTAGTGTTAACGGACTTGTAGATAATTTTAAAAGAGCAACAATGGCCATCGGTGGTATGGCAGCTGCAGGTGGTTCATTAGCTTTCATTGCACATTTGTCTACAGGCTTTACAGAAATAGAAAATAAAATAGCATTAGTGGTTGGTCGCACTAATGAGCTATCAATCGCACAAGCGAAATTACAAAATATTGCAGATTCTACACGTACATCGTTAGAAGATTCAGCTAATGTCTTCTCAGCATTAGGACGTTCAGTGAGCGGCATGTCAGTGTCTCAAAACGCGATGATGCAGGCTACCAAGACGATCCAGCAATCTATGGCCATATCAGGTGCATCGGCAGAGTCTGCTCGTGCCGCTATCACACAGCTTGGGCAAGGTTTGGCATCTGGCACGCTACGTGGTGAAGAACTCAACTCAGTTCTGGAACAAGCACCGCGTATTGCAAAGGCAATTGCTGACGATTTAAAGGTTGGTACAGGTGAATTAAGAAATATTGCAGCTGCAGGTAAGCTTACATCTACAACTGTTTTCAATGCAATCTTAAACCAATCTAAATCAATCAATGCCGAATTCGGTAAAATGAAACCAACGCTAGCTCAAGGCGGATTAGCTTTAAAAGAAGCTATGAAATCCTATTTACATGATTTAGATAAAGGTTCAGGATTTTCTGACGCAATGGCATCTCAAATGATGAATATATCTGCTAAATTAAGATTAGCAGGTGTTGACGCATTTACTGTTGGTATGAAGTTAGCAGATGGTTTTAATAAAGCCAAAAATATGTTAGCTCCTTTTGTTACAGCAATCATTAGTGTTGTTAAAGCATTAACTAAAGAGATTGTATTTGTAACAAATCTTCCAGTAGTACAAGCTCAATTTCAACATTTAAAAAGTATTGTACTGAGTGTATTTAATGCTATAAGAACGGACGCCAAAACAATATTTGATGTCGGTGCAATGATGCATAAATTTTCTGCATTATTTCTTGTAGGGTTATTAGCACTTAAATTTCAAATAAGTCGAGTAGGCTTATGGGAAGCACTTAAAACAGATCTTCCAAAAGCAGCTAAATTTCTTGGCGATCAAATTAAACAATTATTAACATATAAATTAATTGCTGGTGCCATTTCAAATTTTGTAGATACAGCTAATAAAGCGTTATCTAAATTATTTCATTTTGAATTTTCATTTGGTTCATTAGCAGAAGTATTTGATAAAGCTAAAATTAAATTCACTGGCTTTTTAAATTTCTTAAAAGATTTTAAAGATGAAGTTGTAACTGTATTTAAAGAATCTGGTATTGAAGATTCATTTAAATTATTAATGACAGCAATATCTGCACAATTTGCTCGATTCTCTTCAGGCTTAACATTTAAAGATGTTGTACATAAGATATCTGCATCGTTAAAAACACTTGCAACAAACTTACCGCAAATAGTTGACTTTGTTATAATTCTTGAAAAAGGATTTTTAACATTGATTAAAGCAGCAATTGGCTTAGTGTTTATAATTGGTAAAATCAGTGTTGCATTAGAAGATACTTTTGTTAAATCAGGTGCAAGTGCTAAGATTGCTCAATCTGTAAACGTGATTAAGAAAGCAGTTTTAGACATACAATCATCAATACAAGAAGGTACTTTTGTAGATTTATTAAAAGAAAAAGTATCAGATTTTGGCAGTGTGGCTGTAGATAAATTCAAAGATGTAAAGAAAAGTATTGCTGATATGTTTGCCGCTTCAGGTGTTGGAGAAGCATTTGTAGCTAGCTTTAAGTTTGTAAAACAATTCATGTCAGAGTTAGTAAATAGTTTCAGAGGACAGTCTAAAGGATTTGATACTGTATTGAATGCATTAACTAATTTTGGTGATAAAGCAATTAATATCTTTAAGAATATTTGGGATAAAGTAATTGGCCACTCATGGTGGACAGACACAATTGATAGTGTAATTAGCTCATCTAAATCTTTATGGGATAATGTTAAACAAGGTTTTGAACTATTTAAAAATAATATTATCTCAGGCTATGAAGTTGTATATGGTAAATTAGACAGTATAATTGCAAAACACAAAGATAAATTAAGTACTACCTTCAGTAATATTAGTCTTAAAATAAAAGAAGCTCCAGCTAAATTAGCTAGTATTGATATTAAAGCTAATATCGTAGATATGAAAGATAGCTTTGTTAAATTTAAAGATTATATTGTAAAAGCAATGGCTGGTGTAATTGAAGATGGCTACTTGAAAGATGTGTTTATAAGTGGTCTACAATTGTGGATTGCTACAGCTTTCTTACCTACAGGGTTAGTTACAAGCGCAGTAATATTAGGGTTAGGCTATGCATTTGCACAATCTTCAGCACTACTTATAGACTCTATCGGACGTAATTTCGGTGACATAAGTCTAATGCGTAAGTTTGGTATGCAACTTGGTGCATTCTTTGAATCAGCTGTAGAAGACTTTGTTAAAGCATTACCTAATCTTATCAGTGCAGGTGTTGGCTTTGCTAGTGGATTCTTACAAGGCTTCTTAGAGTCTATTCCAGTTATTGGTTCAGCAATTAAAGGCTTATTCTCAACAGCAGATTTTTGGGGATTGTCAGGTACATTAGGCTTTATAGGCGCACTGTTATTTGGTAAAGATATACTACGTCTTGTCAGTTATTTAGGCTTCTTTGAATCACAAATTGAAAGTATGTTAGGTGTAATTGCCCGTGTTGGAAGATTCATGGGAGGTAGCGATGGTGTTATTTCTACCTTACTATTTGGAAATGGTCGTGGCGTACGTACTATTGCGGCATTATTCTTAATTGCTGATTATTTCAACTCATTTGAATCTATATTCATGGGGTCTGCCGTAGGCCATTTAATTGCGCAAGGTGGATTATTGTATCTGTTGTTTACAGGTAGAGCTGGTTTAAATGCTGTATTATCGCCAATCACATTTGCGTTAAGTACAATATCACGGGGGATCCTTCAAGTAATTAGTGAAACTCGAGCAGGTGCAGCATTATTACGTAGAACATCTGTTGAAGAATTGATGTCTAATACAGAAGCAGGCGCAGCAGCAAGGTCTAGAGCATTAAGAAGAACTAATGCTTTTGCTACTAGAACAGCTATAAACCTTCCAGGTAATATGGCGGCTATGGGATCTTCTATCTCTGGGTGGGTATCTAGTGCATTTACGAATCCTAGTTATGTATTATCTCGTACATTAGCTAGTATGCTATTTAAGATTGAAACTTTCTTAATTGCAGCTAAGGCTCAGTTTATCAGATTTGGAGCATGGATAGGACGATTTGCGTTAGGCTTGACAGGTCGTATGTTAATTTGGCCTGCTTTAATTTTAGGTCTAGGTCTATTTTCAGGTGTTGTTCATGCTGCTGAAGAGGACGGTAAGAAAGCAGGTTCATCATTCATACATGGAGTATCTGTATCTATTGCAGATGGTGTAATGGGCATCTTTGATAAAATTGCAAATGCATTGAAAGAATTGCCTAATAAAATTAAATCTATTTGGGATGACATTGATTTTAGAAATACTAAAGGTGGCTTTGATTGGGTAGGTAAATTAGGGTTAGCGATTGTTGTATTAGTAAGCTTTAGAAAACAAATAAAAGCTTTAATGGTTGAAACATCATCAGCACTTGCTGTATTAAGAAATACTGCAATGGCTACTTCTGGGCCAGCTACAATGACTGGCGGAGTATCGTCTAACTTTAGAGGTCCAAGCGCTATTGCTGATAGTAGACCAGGAATGTTTGCTAATTTGCGCAATAGATTCTTTGGAACTCCAACATCACCTCCAGCACCCTTTGTTCCAGCTACAATGACTGGCGGAGTTTCTGCTTTATTCAGAGGGTCTGATATAAATCCAGCTCCAGCACCCTTTGTTCCAGCTACAATGACTGGCGGAGTTTCTAGTGGCTTTAGAGGCCCAGATACAACACCACGTGCTTCTGCAGTAGGTTCAGCAGTAAATAGAGGCCTTTCAGGTATTGGTTCTGCACTTACAAATAAATATGTATCAGGATTAGCAGGTGTTGCTGCAGGTACTTTTATCGGTGCATTTGTAGGTAATGCAGGTTGGGGGCATGCTGGCGCTGAAATTGGTGCAATAATTGCAATAGGGTTAAGTAGTCACTTATTTGCCGCATCCGCATGGATAGCATCTAAGATTGGATTAATGTTTAGTGCAGCTCAATTAGGCTTAATTGGAATAGGCATAGCAGCTGCTGGTGTATTAGGTGTGTATTTGTTTGGCGAAGGCGATTCTATAAACGAAAAGTTCGGAAATGTCTGGAAATGGATGCAAAGAATCACAGGATTCACACCTAAAAATATGGTTGCTACTTTAGGTATTTCAGCTGAATCTAAACATTTCTTAACCGCTCAAGGCGTATCACCTGGTTATGATCTTGCTGCAATAGAAAGAAGCCGCGTACCAAAAGCATTATTAAAGAAATTAGATAATGCACTAGAAGCATTAGATAGTACTATTAGTGATATTGAGGATTCTACTGGTCTTGGTGAAGATATTTCTCAAGCGCAAAGACAACAAATTGTAGATAAAGCTAAACAAGTTAAACAATTTGTAAGCAAAGCTCAAGTTGCGTCTAACCCTGTTATCGATAATTTCTTAAATGAATTAGTAAAAGCAAAACAATTAGATCCTAATAATGCAATCAATAGAGCGCAAATAGCTACATTACAAGCAGCTTTAGATTTTGAATATAAAACTATAAAAGGATTTAATGAATATTCTTTAGATTCTTTCTTTCAAAGTGCGGCAGAACGTTCTGCAGGTGAATTAGCTCATCTTGCGCATATGAAGCATACACAATTTAGCGCACAGTATCAGTTAGCTAATATTACACCACTAGAATTAAAGATAGCACAAACTTATCAAAGTCAAAGAATAGCAGGAGCAGATCCTGAATTAGCTGCTAAAATTGAAAAGTATGTTAATTTTTATATCTCTGCAGCATCTCGTAATAAAAAGTTAAGTACATCTTTCCTTAATGAAGAAAAATTAAAGATATCTGAATTACCATTAGCTAACTATAATGAAGTTATAGCCGCAGCAAAAGGTACAACAGCAGACGCAATTAATAAACAAGTACAAGCTCAAATCAAAGGTACAGAACATTTTGCATGGGGTGAGACCATGTATAAATACCCTTCTGTAGACTCTGCTACAATGGATCAGATTGCTAATATTATTCTTCAATTAGAGCAACAACAAGCAATAGCTATTGAAGCAAATACTGCAGCAGCTAATTTTAAAGCAGAAGTTGCAGGCCTAAAAACTAAATTTGATGCAGCAGGAATCACTTTTGATCCTGAAAAGATGTTTGCAAAAGATAAAACCAGTTATGATGCTGTAACTGCATTAGCAGATGAAGCAAAGAAATTAACTGAGTCAATGTCTAAAACACATGATATTGTTGCTAGAAATGTTTACAAACTTAAATTAGATGGTATACAAAAAGTAATTGATAAAAATGCTGAACTAGCTGCACTTAGCGGAACTCGTTCTCAAGCGGCGATTGCTAAAATAGCATCTGAACTCAGCATGTCTGATACTATGGCGTTAGCTTCTCAACTCAATACACGTCCTGCAGAGGTATTACGTGGTCGTTTAGAAGATCTGTCTTTAGCGCAAACTAGATTAGAACAAGGTAGAACACCTGCGCCTAAGTATCCAATGATGCAGGATATAAAATTACCTGTTGATATCACTAGAGAAAAACCTTTAGCATCTGGCGAACAAGCCGGTCTAATGCGTAAGGAATTAGATAAACGCAGAGATGCGTGGACTGAAGAGTCTAAGAAATGGAATGATGCAGAAGCTGAATATAAGAAAAGGGTCGATAAATTTGCTGAAGAAAAATTCAGAATAGAACAAGATTTATTAGACAGTCTTAAGTCTGAAGGTGGCAATAAAATAGAAACACTTAATGAAATTGCTAAACTTACAGGAATGGATTTCTTCCAATTAGCTATTGAAAATGGTGTTGAAAAAGCTAAACAAACACTTTATACAATATTAGATCTTAAAACAGAAGTTGATAAAGCAATATTAGGTCATGATCCTGAAAAAGTAAATAAAGCTACAAAAGATTATAATTTAGCCAAAGCAATGAATGCTCCTTATGAGCAAAAGAATATCTTTGAGAAATTATCTGGAATCGGAATGAATGTCACTCCGATGGAGCTAGGCTTATTTAATGATGATACTCTTAATAAGTTAAGTACTGGTTATAAGCGTATAGCTGAAATTGATAGAGAATTTGCTAACAAGAAAGATTTAACTAATAAACAAATTAAAGATTTATACAAAGAAAGAGAAGGTATTGTTCGCCAAGGCGAAGATGCAATGGCTCTTATTCAATATTCATCTTATGATAAAATTAAATCTGCACTTAGTGATACAGGTGGCATGAGTACTCTTAGTATCCTAGGCGCAACTAAAGCAAGTATTAAATCAATTCTTGGACTAGATGCTGCGTTTAAGGAATTAAAACGTGACACTAAAAATCCAATGAATATTGATCAATTCATTGAAGCTAATAAACAAGCTGCGATGCTTGAAAGAGCAATGGCACGTGTTAAATTGATCAATGCGTCATTTGAAGATAAACTTTCTGCAGTAAAAGAAGTATTTAATACTGATATTTCTAATTTAGATTTTAGTAGATTATCTGGTAATTTAGGTCAAATTTTAATTGACACAGCTCAAAGATTTAAACAAGCGTTATCTGAAGAACTTGCAACTAATGGCATGTCTGATACAGCCAAGGGTATCTTAGAAGGTATGGACCAACTATCTAAAGACGGTGCATATATAAACTTCTTTGCAAGCTTTAGAGAAGATATGAAAGAATCTTTAACAGATGGTGTATCTACAGCATTTGATAAAGTTAAAAATGCTCTTCCAGGTTTAGGTTTAGATTTCGGTCAATTCCAAAACTTAAGTTCATCTAAACAAGCTGAATACAAGGCTAAAGCTCT